ACGGCGTAACTGTGATGGGACGGGATGACCTTGTAACCCTGGTAGACCCCGTAGGGATGGCCGCACTTCTGCTCGCCGTCGAAGGTCACCGTGAAGCGCATCCCCGCTCTGACCGTACGCCGGTCCCGTTTGGTCGCCTGTTTGCTATGCATCGCTCGCCGCCCCCTCAACCAACTCCTCGATGCGTTCCGCCAGGGACGCCCCGTCCTGGATACCGGCCAATATCTCCCCCGCCGACCGCAGCAGCTCCACCGGCGCCGCGACTTGGCCGGGAGCCAGGTCGGGCTTTGGGTTGGCCCGATCGGTGCAGTCGCCGCAGAAAAACAGCTGCTGCATCTCCGCCTGGTCGTGCTCTTCGCTGCAGTAGTTGCAGGGCACCGGCTCCCGGCTCTTGGCGGTCCTGGTCCGGCGAGTTGGGGCCTCCGCACCATCCTGCCCGTCATCGCCGCCGCGCAGGTGTTCGTCCAGTTGGGCGATGGTCCAGCCATGGGTCAGCTGGGCGTTAAGGGCCTCTTCCTGGGCGGTGTGGTCGTCGATGGTGGCCAAGAGCGCGGCGTGCCCTATGGCTATTCGCCCGTCCCCCAGGCACTGCTTCACCGCCTCCGAGGCGTAGGAGATGAGCAGGCGGTCCGCGATCCACGCCTCGCTCTTGCCGGTCATCGCCACCAGGTCCGCCAAGTCGAAACCCTCCTCGTAGTGGGCGTGGGCGATGCCCTCCACTTCGCTCAAAGGATTGGCCCGGCTCTGGTTGATGGAGGTGGCGATGTTGGCCGCCACCACGTCCCGGTGGGTGCCGGGACGGACGACGCACAGGATCCGCGCGGTGCCGCTCTCGATGGCGGCCTGGCACCGGTTCATCCCCGCCGACCCCTCCAGGGCGCCGTCCTCGAGCTCGATGACGCCCACGGCGTCCTGCTGGCCCAGTTGGGCCATGCTGGCCCGCAGCGCCGCCGACTTCTCCTCGTCGTACTCCGAGGTGATGCGGCCCTCGGGCCAGACGATGGTCTTGGGGTCCAGCCACTCCACTCGGGCGCCGCCGGATCCCGGTGCCGGCTCCGGAGACGCTTCGAGGTCCTCGGGTATCTGGATGGGGCTTGCCGTTCGCCTTCTGTTTTCGGTCATTGAGTCCTCCTCCAATCTTTCGTTCAGCTGGTTACCGACGCGGACCACGGAAAGGCCGGTTGTGGTATACGACCCAGGCCAGCCATCCCACCACCATGACCACGACCACCGCTCCCACCACGTCGTGCCACAACATTTCCAACAAGCCCAGGATTTGTCCCCAGATACGTCCTTCCATTTGCCCTCCCGGTTATTCCTCTATCCCTAAAACCATTTGCCGCTGGCCTTCCTGTGGTAGAACTCGCTGTTCATGGTCGTCGCCGCTTGGGGGTCGGCGGCTTCCCCGTTGGATGCTCCCCGCTTTTTCCTGTCGCATTTCCGCAGATGGGCCGATACCAGGCTGGCGTCCGTGGTCCACCATCCGCAGGCGCACTCTCCCGCCACCCGGTAAACCGGTATCCGCGGGCCCGATCCCCACGTTCTCGGCCTCACCGGACCGGAGAATTGAGACGCTGATTGGCCCTCTGCACTTTCGGTGTGGCCCAACGGCAATTGCCTGGTTCGTAATTCCCATCGTTGTCGATGCGATCCAAAGTCATTCCTTCGGGTCGCTCACCCATGTCCGCGAGAAAGTTCTCGAAGCTTCTCCACCGCCGACAAATAACAATGCCCCGGCCACCGTAATCTTGATAAGCCATATGATTCGGGTTTGTGCATCGCTGGCCCATCGCAATCCACGATGCGTAGGTTCGGGTGTTCGACTTTCCGTGTTTGGCCCGCTGACAGCCGCAACTGACGTGCAACCCCCGCAGAAGATTGTTGCTCAATGCGGTCACTTTGCGTCCACATCTGCAACGACAAAACCAGCGCGTATGGCCATTTTGGTCGTTAGAGGCACGGTTCATTACGCGGAGTTCACCAAAAGATTGCCTGGATAAGTCAATGAATTTATTCATCACATCCTTCGAAAAGCCATCTGAAGTACCGGCGCGCCATTTTCCGCTTTGGCCGTCCGAATCCCGGGTCTGCCGCCGTAGATGGGTTGGACGTAGTTGTACCTGTGGCAGGCCGGGCATCGTTGAACCAGAAACCCGGCCCCGGCCCGACCGGACCTCACTGCGCCTAGGGCGTCCCGGTGGACGTGCACCCGGGCGCGGCAGGTCTCCCAGGCGCAGGGCGCCGCCAGCTCGGGACTGGTCGTCTCATGCCAGCGGCACCAGTTCTCCGGCGTGCCCGGTTTCAGCCGCGGCAGTCGATGGGTCTTTGCCGGCAACTGATCGTCGGGATTGGAGGCCCGCAGCATCTCCAGCTGGCGCTGGTCGGAGACGATGACGTGGCGGATCTGGCAGGGCGGGCACCGGACTTCGGTCTCAGTCCAGCCTGGGTCGGTCCGGTCCATGTCCCGTTTGATGCTCTGGACCATCCGGTCGGTCAGTGGGCATTTCATGACTTGCCTCGCTTCTGCTTCGGCGCGACTCGCGCCAGGTCGCCCTCAATCGCCGCGTTGACCTTTTTGGCGACGGCCTCCAACTCACGCCACTCCCGCAGGCCGATCTCCTCTCCCCGCCGGATCCGCTGGACCCTCTCCCGGTTGCGCCGGCCCATCTCAGGCAGTTCTCTCTGGGAGTTGGTTCAGGACGGACTGCAGCACTTCGGGGGGCAGTGTCCACAGACCCAACCGGCCACGGCAGGGGATGGGCTTCTCCAGCAGATGCGGCTCCGACAACACCCACGCGTAACGGCCGGGGCTGTAATCCCCAAAGCGCCACTCCCAGGAGCCCGGGTCGGGAATCCGCCAGGGACTATCGGTGGTTGAAAAGATATACTCCAGTCGAGCCACCCCGATAATGCATCCCAGGGTCTTGAACGCATCAGTCACCGTCTGCCCTCCCAGAGCCTCGGCGAAGGGCTCTTGGCTGTACAGGTCCCGGCAGTCCTGGGGAAACTTGCGGCCGGCGTGGATGGCCAGCAGCCCCCGATAGCGGGTGTTCCAGCTGCGGGTCTCGTTCTTCTTGGGGCCCGTCACCACCAGGGTGGCATGGGGCTGGGTCAGGGTCAGGCCCATGATGCTATTCATCTCGGTCATTTCAGTCCTTCCAGTCCCGGCAGCAGGGGTTGGTTTTCCTGTTGGGCCACGGCGTTGATCGCCGCGATGGCGGTGTCCAGGTATTCCCGCGTGGGGGTCTTGTCCACCTCTTGCCCTGGGCGATACTTCCGCCAGACCGCTCTTTGCAGGGGTTTGGGCACCATCCTCCAGTGCCGGCCGCACATCAGCAGGCGGGGCGGCACCGGCGTTTGGCAACCCCGGGCATGGCAGTGATGTTCCTGGCCAATCATTATGGGTAAAGCCCATCCGGTATTTGGAACAGCTCTTTGAGGACCAGCTTCTGGTCTTCGGTGGCTTTTTCAAAACCGCCGCTCTTGCGGAATTTGTCAAAGGCCATCACCCGGTCAAGGGTGTCCATCTCCTGGATTTTCTCCAGCACGTTACCGAGTCGTGTGCCGTAGCCCTGTGGTGTTACTTCGGCCATTTCGTCCCTCTCTGTTATGGATTCGGTCCCTCCGCTTCCCGCGGGCCGGTTAACATTTCCATCAATTCGGTCTGCGCCCGGATCAGCCTCGTCGGGATCATCTGGGCGTTGCTCCCGTCCAGCAGCCACCAGGCGGTCAGGACGCGCTCCTGGTCGTTGCACTGAAGCAGCCACTCGTCCAGCACCCGGTCCCGCGCTCTCACCGCATCCTCCAGCGTCATCCTCGGCCTCACTATCCAGGGGGGCACCGCCTACCCAGAGTTCGCACACCGTTGGCTCGGTGTCGTGGTGGATGACGGCGTGACGTTGGCAGGCGGCCACGACGCTGGACAAAAACGATGACTCGCCCGTCGTGTGCATTTGGTGGTGGGCCACGATGCTGGACAAGATTGACGACTCGACCGCATTGCCGCAACGCAGGCAGCGAGCGGTCCACTCCAGCTCCACCAGCTCGATGCGAAACATCTTCTCCATCTGCATCTTATAAACCCTCATCTTCGCCCGACAGCATCAACCCACATCCCTCCCGCAGACCCTCATATTTGCCGCGCCAGTAGGCGGCGTCCACCGCGTGATCATCGGCTGTCACAGGCTGAGTTTCGGGGGTAGGCTCCGGCGCGACCATCGGCTTGGGCGTGGGACGTTTGGACCCGCCGGTGATGTTATGCGCCTTCCGCCGGTGGGGACCCAGCCCGTTGTAAGTGTCGAAGTCCCGATCACATCCTGGGAAGTCACAGCGGTATTTGCCGGCCGGCGGGGTCTCTGCGGCGGGAGCAATCGCGGGTTTGATTTCAGCCTCCACCGTGGGAGCAATCCAGGGTTTCACCGCCGGACCCTCCGCGGGTTCCATGGGGATCGATGCGCCCGGATCAACCGCCGGAGCCGCCGGGGTATCGGGGCGCAACACCGGCGCTTTGGCCGGATACACATCTTCACGGGGCAGGTCCAGCTGCCCTCCACCCTCGAATAACACCGTGGCCGAAACCGTCCCCAGGGCCACCAGCTCTCCCGCGCGTCCCCGGTGGGTAACCTTTTGCCCAACCTTCAGGGTGTCCTTTATTCGTCTGCTTACCATCTCCGCTCCATTGAGCCGCTGCCGACTGCGTTACTCGTCGTCATCATCTTCGTCGTACTCGTCGGCAACGTCCCGCCCACTGACGCCCAACGCCAGCTCCGGCTGGGAAGCCTTCTCCCCCAGGAAGCTGCGGGGCGCGTACTTGCGGGCCTGCTCGACAATGGTGGCGATGTCGGTGTGGGTGTACAGGTCGTCCATGTTGTTTTTCTCGAAGTGGCCCATTATCAGCCGGTAGAACTCCCGAGCCCCGCCGTTCTTGACGAACTCCGCCTGGTAGGCCCGCCGGAAGCTGTGGGCCAGCTTGCCCTCCTCGTAAACTCCCGCGTCCTTCATCAGCCGGCGCAGCATCGCCTGAAGCGACTTCACGCCGGTTGGCTTTGGCTCCACGCGGTAGGTATCCGAGTCCTGCATGTTGATGGCCCGGCGAGTGTTGGCGGGTTGCAGAGGTCCCGCCAGGGCCTTGCGCACTCCATGCGAGTCGATCCAGACCAGCTCGCCGTAAACCTTGAATTCCCGCCGCAGGTGGTCGTAGGCCTCGTCGGGTATGGGGACTTGCCGGTAACCGGTGGGGTTGGCCCTGGTCGGTTTGCCCCACACCTCTACCCAATGATCGTGCAGGCACTCGGGCCGCATGGTGCACAGCTCGCCGATCCGCGCCGCCGTCTGGGCCAGCAGCAGCACCAGGGTGTACTCCGAGTGGTTGCGGGCCACCGACAAAACTTCCCTGATTTCTTCGGGTCGGATGGCCACGGCGTTTTCACGGCGGCTGGTGATGCCGTGATGCGTGAGGTTGGGCGTGACATAGCCGTACTCCCGGCTGAGCCAGTTGTAAAAGGCCGAGAGCTGCCGGTGCACCAGCATCTTGGCCCCACCGCTCAGGGGGCCGCCCTTCACCAGGTTGGTCAGGTTGTGGATGTAGTCCAGGACCGTCTTGCGGTCTCTCCTGGGATCCATCGGCACCGACGTGAACCGCTGGGCGAAACGGCCGAATACCCAGTCGTAGGAGTCCTTGGTTTCGTGCCGCAGTTCCCCGTCCATGCTGCGGGCCTGCTCGGCGTAGTACCGGTCCACCCACTCCCGGGTGTTGAGCAGCACCACATCGGTCTGCTGACGCGCCGGCGCCGGAGCTGATGAGGCGGGACCGGCAGCGCGCTGCGTAACGCCGCCGGTCCGCGCCTCGGGAGACGGGACTCCGGCAAGACCCGCCGAATCTTTCCCCTGGGGCGGATGTATCGGGGCCGCCGGAGCGCTGGCCGCCCGCTCCGCCTGCATCTGCGGGATGGTCTTGCCACGGGCGCGCCGGGCCTGGTTGTCCTTCCTTGGGGTATAGTTTTGTTCGATGTAACGGCGAGCTGCCTTCTCGTCAAACAGTCTGTTGTCGCCAGCGTAGGCAGGTTCTTTGACCACAGGGAATTTCCCCTGGCTCGCCCACCGCGATAAATTGCTTTTGGAGACTCCATACTTGTGCAACTTAGCAGCGAGTTGGTTAAGGCTAATGATGCCGCCAGGCTCCAAAGCTTCTCGGATTCTGATCTTGGTCTGTGTTGCCATGGTTTCCCTCTCTCCCCTGGTTACTGATACCGCTGGGTCTGCCCCCGTTCACTTCGCCCACCAGGTGGGCCAGCGCCTGCTATCGGCTTTCACGTGATCGGGTCACTCACCCTCTGCCCATTCCGCTCGTTCCGCAGAACCATCGTCAGATCTTGACTCGCACGCGGTGGGACTTGGTCACCGAACGTTTACCCGACTGTTACCGGCATGGTCTGGAACCGTTACCGGTAGTCATCTAACTTGACTCCGAGGCGGTCACACCAGGAGTACAGAGTCGCGTCGGTGACACCCAAGTCGAGAGCTGCAAGAACGACTAGATTCCGCTTACCCTTACGTTGTTCCAAGGCTTCAACGACGATATCCGCGATGTCTTTACCCTTCTGGGCTTCCAACTTTTCCTGAGTGGGTGTCTTTGTCATCGGTACCTCTTATGCAATATGCATGTCACTGATGTCAATAATTATACATATTGCTATCCATTTTGTCAAGACGCTTGTCTACACTTGAGTTAAATATGAGTTTTGCATAGGTGTCTGGGTTGGAAACCAAAATCACGATAGCGAAACGGCTAGCCTATGCTCGTAAGGAAGCTGGTCTCTCGCAAGAGAGGGCCGCGGAATTGGCGGGCGTGCATCAGAGCACCATGTCGCGGTGGGAAGAAGGCGTTTCGCCGGTGAGCCGGGCCAGCTTATTAGGTATGGCCCGGATCTACAACAAACCCGTGGAATGGTTTTACGGTGAGGAGGCGGAGGCCACCACCGGCCAGATCAACGAAACCCAAACAGCCAACCGCCCCGGTGACAGTATCGGCCTTGCGTCTGACCTTAAGCCCATTTATCTCGCCGAGGTGGGTATTATCGGAGCGATCTCAGCGGGCGGTTTAGTGGAGGCGTGGCAGCAGGATTTGGGCACCGTGGAGGTGCCGGCCTACATCCTGCGCCAGGCGCCCAACGCCTTTGCCCTGCGGGTGGCGGGGAACTCCCTAAACTCCGACGGCATCATCGACGGAGACATCGTGGTCGTGGACCCGGACGCGGCGTTCCAGGAGGGCAAAATTTTCGCCGTCCGGTCCGTGGAGAACAATCAGACGGTGGCGGCCAGGAAGGTCTACACGGTGGGTCGGCGGCGGTACAAGCTGGTGTCCGGGGACGGCGACGTGTTGGAGGTCCTGCGGAGTGAGACGGAGTTGCTGGGGCGGATCAGGTGGTCGTTCCGGGAGCACTGAGGAGGGGTTAGCCGGAGGAACAACCAACGGAATGATCACCTTCAGGACCGAATCATATCTACTCTAAATCGCCAAGGGTACTTGTTTTGTCCAGTCTAAAGTCTGGACCCTTGACGGGGTATCAAAACCCTTCCCGGCTAGCAAATCCTCTACGGTAAGGATTTGGAGCCGATGATATTCTTTCCCAAGGTAATTCCAGGTACCGGCCTGGGCCTCTGCATCCCGCATCCCTTTAGTCGGATGGGCTAGACATATGAAGCCGCCTAATTCAGCATCATTTTCAGTTTCGTATGTTCCCCTAAGCTCCCTAATAAACGCTGGGGTCAGTGTCCTACCGCCTTTGACCGACAAAACCATGCTCTTCAGACCGTCCCTAGTTTCAAAGTATATGCGCCCATCAACACCTCGATCTCCGGAAAACTTGGCCGTAGCGAAACCTCCAGCTAATTCCACAGACCAATGTTGAAATTGGCGTGGGTCATGGTCAAACAAGTCCTCTGCCCCTTCTACGCTCAGAGGTACCCCGCTAACCTGATAGTGTTCGCCTTCCTTTAAGCCATATCGTTTGAAAAGGACATCTCTAACAATTTTGACCGAGAGAATCGCGATGTCACATCCTATCCACCGACGACCAAGAAGATGGGCAGCATAGATAGCAGTTCCACATCCACAAAACGGGTCAAAGACTACATCCCCGGGGTTACTTGATGCTTCGACAACCCGTTGAAGCAAGGCTATCGGTTTTTGTGTGGGGTAGCCAAGCCTCTCCCGGGCGTGCGCCCCAATAGGGCGTATATCACTCCAAATGGCCTGAATGGGTTGGCCGTCTTTCACTTCATCCCAATAACGCTTGTAAGATGGAACAACGCCATCGGGAGGCCAATAAATACGCCCGGCTACATCCAACAATTCGAGTTTGTCTTGACTTGATAGAGTTTTACATGATTCTTCCAGTGCTTCTCGCGGTACAGCCCAATGGCGACCAATTGCAGTTGGGTTCACCCCCCGCCATGCCTCACCTGAAGCGCCGTTCCTTATTCCCGCGGCAGTTAAATCACTTAGACGAAACTTACCGTGTTCGTCTTTATACCTGTAGTAACGCTCCACATAGCTAGCATCATGTGGAACCTTCGGATGGCTCCACGTATACGAGTCGGATTTAGAATAGAACAATATAGTGTCGTAATTGGGGCCAAATCGCCTAGCACTACTGTGGGCAGAAGTCCGTTGCCAGACTGCTTCATTGCGGAAGTTTTGATGCCCAAAAATGCCGTCCATGATGACTTTGATGTAGTGGCTGGCCGTGGGGTCGCAATGAAGATAGATCGAGCCTGTCTGTTTCAAAATCCGACGCATTTCAAACAGCCGGTAAGACATATAAACCAAATATGCCAACAACCGGGGCTGGGTATGCCTAAGAGCACCTATCCAGGCTCGCCAGAACTCGATTAGTCCATCATCCGCCCCGTACTCCCGAAATACTATGGGCATCCGCCGGACCATCTCCTCCTTTTCCGGATCCATCTCCCAAGCATCACAGAACGCTTCCTCTTGCTCAGGTACAGGCTGTCCAGTTAGCTTATGGTATATCAGGTTGTAATTGCGCTGACTGTTGAATGGTGGGTCAAGGTAAATCAGGTCAACGCTCCCCGTGGGGATGTTCTTCATAATGGTAAGATTATCCCCATAGTACAGGTAGTTCGACCGAATAGGGGGAGGAATTTCAAGGCCAAGCGGCGTTTGGTTTGTCTGTGTCATGCGGCCACCCCCACCAATATAGCCAGCGCCAAACACACGGTCTCACTCCCCAACGCCCAGAGCGCCGTGTCTAACTTGTTGAACTTGGCATCCAGGAGCTTGGAGTTGCGCCTGTAGGCTTGGTCGATATGGGTCAAATAGCATTCCCTGCCCTTGTCGGTGTCAATGTCTCTGTAATGTTCCAGCAGTATGCCCGGGCTGACAACGAAGTACATCTTGTTAGACCTGAAAGAGGACAGGCATAACCCTCCGACCGTCAAGTAAGCCAAAATGGACAGACCCAAAAGAATGGGCAGCGCTGAAACCGGCCAAGCCCAAGTTTGTGGGTCACCAAGACCAAAGCCAACGGCGCGGGATTCGACCAGTGGTTTCAGGAGAGCAGGCAAGACAACCAGCAAGATACTTGCCGCGGAGAAGGTTGCCAT